CTACATATGATATTGCACAAGCACAAGTAATGTTTAATAGTGATGGAGAAAAAATTGCAGATAGTGTAAATGAAGCTAATGAAAGCTCTGGATCAAGCTCTGATTCATCAGGATCAACCACTCCAAGTAGTAACAATAATAATGATAATGACAATGCGCCATCTCATGCAGAAATAATAAAAGCAGCGCAAGATAAAATATCAGCCGCAGCAGCAGCTAATCCTGATGAAGATGTTTATACAGGAGGTGGTCCTATGGGAGGTTTCAAGAAAGGTGGTCTTGTAAACAAAAAGAAAAAATAACTATCCACCAATATGACTAGCTACCCATCCCCCATCCAACATGGCTACGGTGGCCCTAGTGAAAGGACAGATAATGTCAGAACAACAAATAATGGCTGAAGAAATGCAGTCACCAAAAAAAGTAGCATTTGCAAATCGCAAGTATACTAATGAAGAAAGAGTAAAAAAAGAAGAAGAAGAGTTAGAGCAACTACTCGCAGAACAAAAAGGTGAAGAAGAAAAGGTTGAAGAACCTAAAGAGGCAGAACCTAAAACTGCAGAGGAACGTAGCTTTAAAAAACGATATGGTGATCTACGTAGGCATCAACAATCAAAAGAAAAAGAATACGAAGATCGTATTAAAGCATTAGAAGAACAACTAACTCAGTCTACTAAAAGTGAGATTAAACTACCAAAGTCAGACGAAGATATTGAAGCATGGGCAAAACAATATCCTGACGTAGCAGGTATCGTAGAAACTATTGCAATTAAAAAAGCACGAGAGCAAGCAGAAGGTCTTGAAGCACGTGTAAAAGAAATAGATGAAATGAAAGCTACAGCTACACGAGAAAAAGCTGAAGTTGAATTACTTAAACTACATCCTGATTTTGGTGAGATTCGTGACAGTGACGATTTCCATGAATGGGCAGAAGAACAACCTAAGTGGGTACAAGATGCTCTTTATGAAAATGATGCAGATGCAAGGTCTGCTGCACGAGCAATTGATTTGTATAAAGCAGATAAGAATATTAAACCTAAAAAGTCTGCTTCATCAAAAGACGCTGCACGTTCTGTGGGTACACGGAATGAACGCAGTAAACCTCAGTCTGATCCACAGGGAAATGCGATCAAAGAGTCTGATGTACAAAAAATGTCTGCAGTCGAATACGAAAGAAACTCTGACGAGATTATGGAAGCTATTCGTACAGGCAACTTTATATACGATTTATCTGGGTCAGCTAGATAAAAAGTATTGACATTATAGTTATTTATGATATAACTATATGTATCGTAGTTTAACGCAGCCCCTATATGGATACCTGCGTTAGCTATATCCCCAAGCAAACAACAGTGGCTTACGGACTTACCTAGTAAATCATGGCCCATAAATACAACGCAAAGGCCAAGTGTTGTAAATATGCACCCTACGATGTCTAGCCTCCAGTAGAATATCTGTGTGTTTCGCATCTGTTACTGCTAATATAAGGAGAAACCATAATGGCGTTTTCAACAGCAGCAGGTTACGGCAATTTACCAAATGGTAATTTTAGTCCAGTAATCTATTCCAAACAGGTGCAGCTTGCTTTCCGCAAGGCATCTGTTGTTGAAGCTATCACAAACTCTGATTATTTCGGAGAGATAGCCCAAATGGGTGATTCAGTAAAAATTATTAAAGAACCTGAAATCACCGTTAAATCATATGCACGTGGTACAACTATTACACCACAAGATTTAGATGATGAAGATTTTTCATTGACTATTGACAAAGCTAACTACTTTGCTTTCAAAGTCGATGATATTGAAGAAGCTCACTCACACGTGAATTTCGGTAGTCTTGCATCTGATCGTGCTGCATATAGACTATCAGACCAGTTTGACCAAGATGTACTTGGTTATCTATCTGGTTACAAACAATCTGCAATACATGGTAATGCTAACACTGCTAACACAACTGTTAACGGTTCTAAAGCTGTAACCACTGCAGGTTCTGACGAATTGCTTTCCTCAATGAAGTTAGATGGTTCTGACTTTAATGCAGGTACAGGCGGTCAGTCAATTGCACTTCTACCTCGAACAGGTGGTGCAACAGCTACACCTTCAACTGCAGGTGAAGCAAACCCACTACAACTTATTGCTCGTATGGCACGTAAGTTGGATCAACAAAACGTTGACTCACAAGGTAGATGGCTTGTTGTAGACCCAGTATTCATGGAAATTCTAAGAGATGAAGATTCACGTCTTCAAAACGCAGATTTCGGTGAGTCAGGTGGAATACGAAATGGTCTTGTAGTTAATAACCTACACGGTTTTCAGGTACATGTATCTAACAACCTACCTACTATTGGTACTGGTCCTGCAACTGAAGCTGCTTCAAATGCGACTAACTACGGTGTTATCGTAGGCGGTCACAGTTCAGCAGTCGCAACTGCAGAGCAGATCAATAAGACAGAAACATATCGTGACCCTGACAGCTTTGCTGACATTGTTCGTGGTATGCATCTATATGGTCGCAAAATCTTACGCCCTGAAGCGTTGGTTAATGCGATATACAACTTGCGATAAGGGAGGACTAGATAATGGCACTTGGTGACAATACTCTTGCTTCTGCACGTGGCGTTTCGCAGCGTGGTCGCAATCCATACATGGTTGAAACCACTTTAAACTTAGCAACTGCTTTGTCTGACAAAGGTAGCGCATTAGCTGCTTCTGATGTTATTCCAGTAATTGCGGTTAAAAAGGGAACTATGGTTCTTAATGCAGGTATTGAAGTTGATACTGCTTCTGATGGTTCTACATTTACTGTAGACCTTGGAATGGTAGACGCTGATGTATTTGTTGACGGATTTGATGCAACCTCTGCTGCTGCAGTAGTTGCTCAGAACCCTGCAGCGTATCAACCAGTAATGGCTGTCGCAGATGACAACATTGACTTGACAATTGCAACACTATCTGGTGGTGCAGTTTCTTCAGGTAAATTGCGTATCTGGGCAGTTTTGATGGACTGCACAGAAATGGGTGACATGGCTGCTAATGAAGTAGACCGTGACACACTTGCATAAATAAACATTTGAGGGGCAGGGCAACTTGCCCCTCTCAGCTTATCTGAAGGTTATATAAATGGCAACTACATATATCACACTTGTAAATGATACATTACGAAGATTAAATGAAGTTACTCTGGATACTGCAGGTGATGGCTTTACTACTGTACGTAACGTACAAGGGTTAGTTAAAGATGCCGTTAATAACAGCATAAGATTAATAATACAAGATGGTCAAGAATACCCTTTTTTAAAAACAACTAATACTCAAACATTAACAGCAGCCCAAAGAACCTATGACTTTCCTACAGACATGGGTTCCGTTGATTGGGATTCGTTCTTTTTGAAAAAGACTAGTGGACTAGACAATGCACCTAGGCATCTTAAAACAATAACATATAATGACTATTTACAAAACTATCGTACACAAGACGATGAAGGCGATCAAACAAATGGTATAGGTAAACCTTTATATGTATATCAAACATTAGAAGAAAAGTTTGGTGTTACTCCTCTTACTGACGGTGCATATGAAGTAGAGTATGTTTACTTTACTTTTCCTTCTGATTTGACTGCACATACAGATACAACCATTATACCTGATAGATTTAAACATGTTATTATTGATGGTGCTATTATGTTTGTAATGCGTTTTCGTAGCAATGAACAAAGTGCAGCAATGCATCAAAGTAATTTTGAAGAAGGTATAAAGTCTATGCGTAGAATATTGCTAGACGATAATCTGTATGTACGTTCAACTGTAATCAATCGCCCACAGTCTAGTACCTTTAATAGTGTGATCTAATGGCAGACAATTTAGCTTCCTTTAAGGTCTTCTGTCAAGGAGGACTAAATACTAGCAGGGATGTGTTATCTCAGGGTGAAAATCAACCTGGGTCTGCTACTGCACTTATTAATTATGAACCTGCTGTTACTGGCGGTTATCGAAAGATAAATGGATTTGCTAATAACTATGGTACAGTTACAGGTACAGGAAGTGTACTAGGTGTTTGTGTAGCTGACGGTATAAACGATGGCATACTAGCTTGTAGAAAACCGTCATCAGGTAATAACTACCTACACAAATGGAACAACTCTAGTTCAGCTTGGGATGCCGTATCAACTTCAGGTTCACCTACAATGGTAGGGGTAACTAAAGTTAGATTTTCTAGACTTAATTTTGGTACACCAAAGGTTGTATTAACAGACGGTATAAATCCTGCATCTACGTATGACGGTTCAACGTATACACAGATTACACATTCAGATGCACCTACTGATCCCAAGTTTTCTGCAATATTTCAAAACCATTTATTTTTAGCAGGTGATCCTGCACACCCAACTAAATTATTTTTTAGTGCTCCACTAGCAGAAACAGACTTTGCAGCAAGTAACGGTGCAGGGGTTATAAATGTAGGCTTTCCTATAGTTGCAATTAA